CTTAAACAACCAGGAGATGACCACAAACGTATTAAGAAAGATTACTACATTAATGGACAAGATAAAGAACTCGGATATAGATGAACTTGTTATGTTAGATGCAGTAATAGATAAATACAAAGAAAATCAAGAATGGTTTATGCAACACGAATCTGCTGAATTTTTAAAATTAGATTAAAATGAATGATAAAGTAAAATTAGGAGAAATTGTTTTTTGTGATTTAATAATAATATACAAAGGAACTAAATATAAATTAGAAAAAGTAGTTTATAAAAATGATGGAAATTTGTTTTATAATAGAAAACATTTACAAGAATTAAAAATTAAAGAACCAGTAAAAATTGAAGATATAAAAATTATATCTCGATTAGGATTTGAAAATAAATCAAAAGGGTTTACAGAAGTTAAAGCAAGCAATGAGAAAAGAAATAAAATAACTGGAGCTTATGAATAATTTAGAACTAAACAAGATATATTGCGAAAGTAATTTAGATACTATGTCAAGAATGGATGATAGTTTTGTAGATATAATAGTTACATCTCCCCCATATAATATTGGTAAATCAAGAATTAATGGTGGTTTTAATTCTAAAAAATACGATAAATATAATGACAACTTAACTAAAGAGGATTATTTTAAACAAACTAAAGTTTGGATTGATGAAATGATTAGAGTTACAAAATATCACGTTTTTTACAATATACAAGAAGTTACTGGTAATAAAGGTATAATAGCTTTTATAATGAACGAGTACAAAGAACAAATAAAAGAGGTGTTTATTTGGGCAAAAAAAAATCCTCCATCAAGTATTGTTGAAACTATGTGTAGTTCTGGTTATGAATATATATTTTGTTTTAGTAAAGACAATCCAGAAAGTAGAAAATTTAATTATTGCAACTTTAACAATAGGAACGGAGATTATATGAAAAATATAATTATAAAACCAGTTAATTCTGGTAAAGAAAACGCAGGTCATTCCTTTGCTTTTGGGGATTGGTTACCTAACCATTTTATAAATTACTTTAGCAAAGAAAACGATATAGTTTATGACCCTTTTATGGGTACTGGTACAACTGCAAAATCTTCTCATATATATAAAAGGAGATGGATTGGAAGTGAATTGAGTGAAGAATATACGCAAATTGCAAATAAAAGGTTAAAACCATATTTAACACAAACTACTTTATTTTAAGGTATTTAAATAAAATAATTAATAATTAACTATATACTAATATGCAACTAATAAACATTCAAGAGGTTAGACCTAATGAAAACAATCCAAGATTTATAAAGGATTACAAATTTAAGAAACTTGTAAAATCAATTAAGGAGTTTCCAGAGATGCTAAAATTAAGACCTATCGTAGTGAATAGTGATATGGTTGTACTTGGTGGTAATATGCGTTTAAAAGCGTGTAAGGAAGCAGGACTGAAAGAAGTGTATATATTAGTTGCTGATGAACTAACTCAAGAACAAGAAAGAGAATTTATAGTAAAAGACAATGTAGGTTTTGGAGAATGGGATTGGGATGTATTAGCAAACGATTGGAATGGTCAGCAAGTATCAGATTGGGGTTTAACAGTAGTACCTTTTGAAGATAGTGTTGAAGAAGTAATAGAACAAGAAATAAATAAACAAGACAAGAAATCAAACCCTTGTGAAGTTTGTGGAAAGAATGTAGTTTAAGAAAAACAGAAAAAGAATGAACGAAAATAGACATATAAAAAAGGAATCACTACTTAAAGCACTTGAACAGAGTTTAGGAGTTGTTACAGTAGCTTGTAAGAAAGCAGACATACCACGAAGCACATATTATAAATGGTTGAAAGATGATGAGGTATTTGCAAAGAATGTAAAAGAGATAGAAAATGTAGCTTTAGATTTTGCAGAAAGCCAACTACATAAACAGATAAGTGAAAACTCAACTGCTGCGACAATCTTCTATTTAAAAACCAAAGGTAAAAAAAGAGGATATATAGAAAGACAAGAAATAACTGGAGCTGATGGTATGCCTTCTAAATTTGAAATAGAAATAATAAAGCGTGAAGATAAAAACTAATGTTGTTTTTGAACATCTTTTAGAATCAGATAAAAAGATTACAATAGAGCAAGGTGGAACCAGAAGCGGTAAAACCTACAACGTTCTTTTGTATATTATCTTTAAATACTGTTTAGAGAATACCGGTAAAACCGTAACGATATGTAGGAAAACATTTCCTGCGGTTCGTAGTTCTGTTATGCGTGATTTTTTAGATATACTAAAATTGTATAATTCTTATTCAGAAGTAAATCATAATAAATCAAACCACGAATATAAGTTAAACGGAAACCTAATAGAGTTTATATCTTTAGACCAGCCACAAAAGGTAAGAGGTAGAAAAAGAAACTTACTGTTTATAAATGAAGCGAATGAATTAGATTACGAAGATTGGCAACAGTTAATTTTCAGAACAGAAGATAAAATAATTCTTGACTTTAATCCATCAGATGAATACCATTGGATTTATGACAAGGTAATACCAAGAGAAGATGCCGATTTTTATATTACTACTTATCTGGATAATAGCTTCCTTAATAAAAGCATTACAGAAGAAATAGAACGTTTAAAAGAAACAGATGAAACCTATTGGCAAATTTATGGTTTAGGTTTAAAAGGTATTTCTAAAGCTACTATATTCAATTATACAGAAGTAAACCATATACCACACGATGCAGAATTTATAAGCTATGGAGCAGATGCAGGGTATTCTAATGACCCTACAACATTAGTTTCTGTTTACAAGAAAGAACATAACCTCTACATAAAAGAACACATATATCAAACACAGATGACTACCTACGATATTAGTAGGAAATGGAAAGACATAGGTATTGAAAGAGAATTGATTTACTTTGATAGTGCTGAACCAAGATTGATTGAGGAACTGCGTAGAATGGGTTTTAACGTTAGACCAAGTTTAAAAGGTGCTGATAGTATCAATGCAGGTATTGACCTCTTAAAACGCTTTAAAATACACATAGAGAAAGATAGCACTAATGCAATACAAGAGTTTAGAAATTATAAATGGCAAGAGGATAGAAGTGGTAAGATGATAAATAAACCAGTTCCAAAAAACGACCATATTATTGATGCGGTCAGATACGCTACTTATTCAGTATTAAGCAAACCTAACTTTGGTAAATATGCTATCCAATAAAAATAATTAACTTTTTTTGTGAATAAACTTGTGAGAACCAAATAAAGGTTATATATTTGTAGGGAACAAAACAAAAGACAAATATTATGGCAAAATTATTTTACACAGAAGCAGGTTACGACAGAACAATAATTAAATTTTATGAGTTGGTTAAAGAAACTAAATCTTTTTATACATTGGTTCAAATCGGAAAGTATGACTACAATAATGGAGTAACACCAAACCCAACTGAATTAAAAGGAGATACCTTTAGAGTTAAAAAAACAAACTCAAGATATATAACTTGGAATGGACAAGAGTTAAAAGAAAATAATAATTACACATATATAGGAGCATAACAAACAACCAACTAAATAACTAACCTTTACAGAAATGTAAGGGTTTTTTTGTACCTTGTAATAAAATAATTTAAAATTAACTATATACATATATGAAAGTTGAATTAATAGTACCGAATAGTTTAAACGAGGTTACACTTGGACAATACCAAGAGTACATAAAATTAAAGGATTTATCAGAGGTTGAAATGTCTTTGAAGATGATTGAGATATTCTGCAACTTAAATTCTGAACAAGTAAGATATTTAAAAGCTACTGATGTAAGTGCAGTAATAAGTATTATATCAGAAATGTTTGATAGTAAACCTGGATTGATAAATACGTTTAAAATAGAAGGTATTGAATACGGTTTTATACCCAACCTTGATGAAATGAGTTTCGGAGAATATATAGATTTAGATACTTATATAGGAGACTGGGATAACATCGAGAAAGCTATGGGAGTGCTTTACAGACCAGTAGAGATGAGAAAGGGTAATAGATACCATATAAAAGAATATGAAGCAGGAGAAACAGAGCATTTAAAAGCTATGCCATTAGATGCCGTATTGGGTTCTATACTTTTTTTTTATCGTTTAGGGAACGACTTGTGCGAAATTACGATGAACTCTTTGGGGGA